CGATAGCCCGAAAAAGGCCGTTTGCGGGACGTGCTTTTTTCGGCACACTGGAAGCATGTGTACCTTCGGTGAGAGGTGGTTCTATGTGAAGATCGATAGACCCGCCTGCCGCGCCTATGTTCCACTAGGGAGGCAGTGATATGCTGTTAGAACAGCCGAAAGTGTATCCGGCAGCCACGATGACGCCCGCCGATGCGCCGGTAGACCCAGCGGAGGGCTACGAACTTGTTCGGAACCTGATTTTTGATCAGGTCCATAAGTTCAGCCGCCGTTACGGTGGTGATTTTGACGAGCTTGTTGGTGAGGCAAACCTGGCTTTTGTGAAAGGCCACAATCAGTTTATCACCGGTATGCGGCCAAGCGGGAAACCGTTCGACACCACCTATGCTACTGAGATTCGCCGGTGGGTGTGGTTCGAGCTGTTTGACGCTATGAGAACGCGCCTGCAACGCCAAGCACGCGCGCAGATGATTTCTGTTGGTGATATGGATTATCCAGTACAGAGCTTCGAATTCGATGTCACCGATTGGGCTGCTGGGTTGAGTTCTGACGCCAGTTATGTGGTAGAGCTTTTGCTCGACCCGCCGGAGGATGTAGAAGAGATCATCATGGCGAAGGGCGGTGAGCCCCGAAACTTCCGTTCTACGGTGCGTGCTTACCTGGTCGCCTCTGGATGGAGTGCCAGGCGAATCAGCGAAGCGTTCGCAGAGATAAAGGAGGCCCTCGGATGAAGATCAAATTTTACCGGCGAAGTGGAGAACGTGTGTCGCAGGCGCTGGTCGAACGGGCGAAGAGGAAGCACGAGGAGAATTTGCGGGAGGGTATAAACGGTCTCGGGCTGGCGATGAAACCGAAACCCGAGGAGGCCGACGCTATTTCTAGGTTGTCCTTGATGGAGTGGTGTCTGTTGACCGATCTGTACACCTACTGCGAGAAGAGGTCGAAGAATGCCAGCTAAGGCTTATCAGTACCAGAAGGAAGGCGTGCTGGACGTCGAGGATTTCCTCGACGCTGGTGGTGGTGCGTTGCTGGCCGATGATATGGGGTTGGGTAAAACTCTCCAGGCTTTGTGGCTCCTTTGCCGACAGAGGTTAGGCGGGATGTTCCCGGCTCTCGTGGTATGTCCAGCATCTGTGAAGTATATGTGGGAACATGAGGCGCTAGAACATGTGCGCCTCCGTGCCCAGGTACTCGAGGGACGTACCCCACCGGCTGGCAGGCTTGGTCTGATCCCGAAATTGATGATTATTAACCCGGACATCCTGATGTCGTGGCTACCGTACCTTTGCCGCATCAATCTTCAGACACTGGTCCTGGACGAATGTCAGTACTTTACAAACCCGAGGGCAAAGCGGACTAAGGCCGCTATCGACCTGGCCCGGCGTGTTCCATACCGGGTAGCCTTGAGCGGAACCCCACTGACGAACCGTCCAGCAGAACTTTTCCCCACGCTGCATATGCTCCGGCCTGATGTGTTTCGGTCATTTTACTCGTATGCCCACAGGTTTTGTAATCCGCGCCGGACGCCGTGGGGCTGGGATTACAAGGGGGCGGAGAACATCCCGCAGCTACATGCCCTCCTCAAGCGGACGTGTATGGTGCGTCGTCTTAAGGAGGATGTGTTGAAAGATCTCCCGGCGAAGGTGCGCCGGGTTGTGCCCATGGACCTTGTCGACAGGAATGAATATGCCCACGCTAGTGCCGATTTCGTGGGGTGGCTTCGGAAGAACTATGACAAGTCGCGTTTGACTAGCGCCCTGCGGGCCGCTGCCGTGACGCGTATTGGCTACCTTTTGCGGCTGGCTGCTCGGCTGAAGGCACGGAACGTCGTGGAGTGGGCCAACGAATTCCTCTCCGAATACCCGGACGAGAAGCTTGTGTTGTTCGCGGTTCATCAGAAGATGATCGGTGTGCTCCAGCGCCGGGTAAAGGCGAAGCATATTACTGTGGACGGTAACGTTGTGGGTCGCCGGAGGAAGCTGGCCGTCGACCAGTTTCGGAAGGACAAACAGACCCGTCTATTTATAGGAAACATCAAGGCCGCTGGTACTGGTGTTGATGGGCTCCAGGAAGTGTGTTCCACGGCGGCATTCTGTGAACTATGGTGGCGGCCCGGTGACCACATCCAGGCGGAGGACCGTATCCATCGTATCGGTCAGGATGGTGTGGCCTGGGTGAACTACCTAGTGGCGGGCGGTACTATTGAGGAAGATCTATGCCGTATCATCCAGACCAAACAGGAGGTTATACGGGCTACGCTGGATGGTCAGATCTATGACGGGGATATGGATGTGTTCAACCAGCTAATTGAGGTGCTAGAGAATGGAAGTGAATAAGCGTCATCATATGACGGGTGTGCATGTTCGGAATGTACCGGTTGTTACGAAAGCGATGTTCAAGTCGTACTGTGCCTCTCGGGGCTATACCATGCAGGCGGCGGTCATCGCGCTGCTTCGGAGGGCTGTCAATGAGAACATGGCGCTCCCTGAAGCGAGGAAATGATCTAAGAACAGGAGAGAGCCATGCCTAAAATATGCTATATCCCCGAACGCCGGTTTTCCCTGCCCTGGCGTGAGATGATTGATATTGCAAATGCCGTGCTCGAGGAATATCAAAGGCAGGGGTTCGAACTGACTCTGCGCCAGTTGTATTATCAGTTTGTGGCTCGCAACCTCTTCCCGGAGAACCGGAAGTGGGTACAAGAAAACGGCCGTTGGGTGAGAGGTGAGGACGGTACAAAGAACTCCGATCCTAACTATGGTTGGCTTGGTCAGATTGTCAACGATGCCAGGTTGGCCGGGCTTATCGACTGGAACCACCTCGTCGACCGCACGCGCTACCTCAGAACCATCACCCATTTCGACGATGCTCAGGATGCCCTTGTGCAGCTTGCCAGGTGGTATCATGTTGATATGTGGGAGCGGCAGAAAGTGCGGCCGGAGGTGTGGGTTGAAAAGGATGCCCTCGTAGGTGTGGTAGCGAAATCATGTGAGCCGCTGGACGTTCCATACTTTTCCTGCCGTGGTTATACCTCGCAAAGCGAAATGTGGCGGGCCGCCCAGAGGCTGTTGCACTGGCACAATGCCGGATATGACACCCTCATTATTCACCTTGGCGACCACGACCCCAGTGGTATTGACATGAGCCGGGACATTTTCGACCGCATCGAAATGTTCATGGGCGGCACCGAATTTACTCGTATTGCCCTTAACATGGACCAGGTGGAAAGGTATAAACCCCCGCCTAATCCTGCGAAGGTGACGGACAGCCGGTGTAGTGCTTATGTTGAGGAATATGGCGATGAGAGCTGGGAACTAGATGCGCTGGAGCCCGCCGTAATAAACGACCTTATTACTGAGGTGGTGGAGGCCCGGAGGAACGACGATGTCTACGAGGAGGACTGTGCTCGGAGGGCGGGAGTAAAGGCCCGGCTTACCAAGCTTGGGGCTGGGTGGGGTAGTAACGCCAATCTGCCACCGGACGAGCTGGCCCGTCGGTTGTGTGAGAAAATACACGAGCTCGATGTTAGGGAATCTCTCGAGGAATGGCTGAACGAAGAAAGTGAGGAGGAATGAGATGGGAAAACGCTTTCCATTGTGAGGCACAAATGAAGCGTAAGCATCTCGATGCAACGGCGAAACGTGTCGAGGAAGTGTGTGCTGTGGAGGATTGTGTGTGTGACAGATGTGGTAGCACAGACAGAGTAGCAGAGGGTACGACAAGGAAGACATGTGGGTTGAAGCTCTGTCTAAGATGTGTGCAAGAGTACTAACAAGAGTATCAATAGGAAGAATATGCCTAAAATATGTGACGTCCTCATAGAACACAACATCCCTCATGCTGGGGCGGAACACAAGCACGGCCGTCCTGGCTGGGTGCAGGTGGACTGCCCATGGTGTGGCTCGAACACCAGCAAGTTTCATCTTGGCATCTCGCTCAGCACGGGCGCATCGTCGTGCTGGCGCTGTGGACGAAAGAACACCGCCCGTGTTCTAGCTATGCTCACAGGCGCATCACAGCGGGCGATGCGCGAACGGATAGACAGCGCTGCCTATGAGACCCCGACTGTACGCAGAACCGGCCGTCTCGTGCTACCAGCGGGTCGAACGCCTTTACTACCGGGCCACCATACCTATCTGGCCGCTCGCGGTTTAGACGCCGCCCAGGTGGTTGATTTGTGGGGCGTGGAAGGTCTAGGTCAGACCGCCCGGTTGCCGTGGCGGCTGTTTATCCCGATACACCATCACGGGGAGATTGTCTCGTGGACGACGCGTTCTATCCAGCCCGGAGCGCGGCTGCGGTATATTAGCGCTAGCGCGGGGGAAGAATCTGTGCCGCACAAATCGATCCTTTACGGGACGGACTACGCCCGGCACGCTATTATCATTCATGAGGGGCCGATTGATGTGTGGGCTACCGGCCCCGGTGCCGTGGCCACTTGCGGCACGGCATACACGGAGGCTCAGCTCAAGGCGATGTCTCGCTATGCTATCCGGGTCGTGTGTTTTGATGCCGGGGCCGAGGCCCAAGCGAGGGCTCGGGGTTTAGCGGATGTGCTGTCTGTTTACTCGGGCATGACCTACAATGTTCAACTTGAGACCGGTGAGGATGCGGCGGCGGCGGACCCAGCAGAGGTGGCGGAACTTCGCAGAACTTTTTTGGAATAATCGCAAAATATTTGAAGAAACCCCTTGACTTTTCGGTTTCGTTGTGTTAAAATAATAATGTAACGAACAGTTGAACCCGAACCAAGGAGGACAGGAAGATGACAAGACGGGAAATTGAGCAGAAGCTGGCAGGCCTCTGGGACGAGATGGGTGAATGCGAGGCCGTTGAGTATGAGGACGGTGTCACCCAAGGCGAGCTCGAAGAGGCCGAGCACAGGCTGAACGAACTGATGCGCGAGTCAGAGCGGCTCGACGCGCAGTTGCTTGTGCTTACCGCAGAGGAGACAGAATGATGCAGACGGTATGGATGGTAAGCAGCGGCGGCGAGGAAATGCGTGGTTACGCGAGCAACCGCGCCTATGAGAATGAAGAAGGGCTGCGTGAAGTGCATGTGCGTGTGAGGGTGCGCGGTACACGCACCCTCACCTGCTACGCTATCGAGTTCGAGGTTCTTTGACTGAGGCCGACACTGAGGAGACCGAACGATGGGACAGACGGTTGCGGAACTACTCGAGCAGGTGAAGAAGAAACGGGCGAGGGAGGAGTTGACGGACAGCATCCGGTGGGAGGAAAAACCGAAGGACGCGCCGCGTTGGTGGCGTATCAAGACGCTCGGCGATAAGATGCCCTGGCGAAACAGCCATGTCAGGGCGTTGGGGGACTTCACGCAGCACGTTTGGGAGACACGACATGAACTACGATCCTGAAAACGACAAGTGGTTGAGGCTCTGGCTCGACCAGGCCCGTTCGTACCTCGTAGCGGCCGTCACCCACCGTAAGGCTGGAGACATCGACAATGCCAACCTGGCGTATTACGAACTGGCTACCCTGGGAAACCTCATCAAACAGTCGGCGGACATGCAAACTTGTGTGTTGCCAGGACCACCGGAGGAGCTATGACAGCGAAGGAGTATGTGGCGGAGACCAAGAGCCGGATTGCCTATGCGCCGAGGAAGGCCGAGCACCATCCTAACCTGGTTGGATGGCGTGTTTTGTGTGATGATTCCGAGGTTGTCCTTTGTGCGGGCTGTGCTGCGCGGATCTTAGCGCGTGGGTTTCTGCTCAACGGGTCACCTGGGATGGTGCCCATGGCCGTGTGGTTAGATGATCCCTACGACCTGTGTGGCCCGTGTGTGTGTTGTGAAGGAGGGTGCCAGACATGACCAAGCACGAGAAGCGGAGGCAGCTCAAGCGGAAGCGGGAGAAGAGGCGGGAGGCCAAAATCAGGAAGGTGGCACTGAGCGAGGCCGACAAGTCCTGGCGCAGGGCCAAGTACCTGCTGAAGATTGGCGAGTTCTCGGAGAAAGGAAAGAAACATGAAGAAGGATCTTGAGAAGTTGGACGTGGCACGGGCACGGGTAGGCGAAGTGTTTGATTCAGATTCGATAGACAACACCCTCAAAGCGATCCGCGACATGCTTGTGGAGCTCGCGGAGCGTGTAAAAACACTGGAAAAAGACCTCTGTGGGTAACCGCGTTCGTCCAGAAGGTAGCCATGTCCATCGAGTTAGAAGAAGAACCCGAATTTGTGATTATGCCCTGCCCGATGTGTGGAGCGGAGACCGATCCTCGCGCGCCTTGGTTTGGAGAATACTGGTATAAATGCCGACAGTGTGGTTGGGATTGGACCGGGAAGCCGTAATTGCGTTTTTCACTGTTACAAAGTATGCTTGCGAGTAGGTGGGAAAAGCGGTATAATAGGCCTCGAGGAGGCCCAACATGCCCATCAGTAAGTTCGAGAACACAATGTATGTCACGGCCTATGAACTCGCCCGTGACGGTCTCCCAGATAAGCAGATTGCGCAGGCCCTGGGGGTGGCCCAAAACACCCTCGTCGCATGGTGCAGGTACCGCCCCGCCCTGGCCGACGCCCTGGCCCGAGGACGCCGCCACAGGGACCCTGGAAACGAGCTGACTTTCCACCAGTACATCTATGACCATCTCTCGCCCAACCTTAAAGATCTGTGGGACGAGATTAACGAGTGTGAGGAGCTTGAAAACGGCATGGAGCGTATGGAGGCCCTGTTCAAGTATCACGGAAAACGTGCCCGTCAGCATCTGTTCGTGTACTCCCTCACGCAATCAATGTTCAATATCAGCCAGAGCCTTCGCAAGCTCGGTATCCCACGGAAGACCTATGAGGGCTGGTGTGCTAACGACCCGGAATTTCACGAACTGATGGACGAGATCCACTGGCACAAAAAGAACTTCTTCGAACAGGCTTTTATCGGCCGAGTAGCCTGTGGGGATACTGCCGCCGTTATCCATGCGGTGAAAACGAAATGCAGGGACCGGGGCTACAGCGAAAAGATCGAAATCGAGCATACCGGCACCCTACAGCATGAGCACACCATACGCATTGTGGACCTAGACCTCGACCTTGAGACCAGGAAGAAGGTGCTTGATGCCCTGCGGGCGAAGCAGCAGGCGCTTGATGCCCTACGGGCCAAACAGCAGGGAGCGTTGGTTGACCTATGTCAGGGGCCATAACACCGCACAGTGCCGTTCCAGGGGCTAATATCACTGTGAATGAGGCCGAGCTGGTCCGGTCCATCTGCCACGAAAGTTTCTATGCTTTCCTTCAGGAGTTCTGGTACGTCGTAGTCCCCGAAAAACCGGTTTGGAACTGGCACATCGAATATCTTTGCAACACTTTCCAGAAGGGCGCAGAAAGAGTGTTCCGAGGAGAACCAAAACTACACGACACCATCGTGAACATCCCGCCCGGTACGACCAAATCGACCATCCTAAGCATCATGGCCCCGGCATGGCTCCACGCCCGCCGCCCGGACATCCGTGTCCTTGCCGCCTCCCACACACAGAACCTCACGTTTGAATTAGGAAGGAAATGTCGTATGGTGGAGGAAAGCGAACTCTACCGAAAAGTCTTCCCTGAGGTAAAGCCCAGCCACGACCAATGGACAAAAAGCCTGTTCATGAACGATGCCGGGGGAGGCCGAATGGCTTGCACTGTAGGAGGAATGTCTCCCGTAGGATTCCACGCCCATTTCATCATCGTTGACGACCCCCTCGATCCTCAGCAAGCCAGCCGTGTATCTGAGGTGGAGCTTGGTATGGCAAACAACTTCATGTCAGAAGTGCTTCCTACCCGTAAGGTAGACAAAGACGTGACGATCACCTGGCTTATTATGCAGCGCCTGCATCAGAACGATCCTAGTGGATTCCTCCTGAGCAAGTCGAAGGAGAACATCCGCCACATCTGCTTGCCTGCAGAACGTAGCCCCAAGGTCAAGCCGGTACGTCTCCGCCGCAGGTATACCGAGGATGGCCTCCTTGACCCTGTCCGGCTTTCAAGGAGTATTCTTGATGAAGCCAAGATTGACCTTGGGGAGTACGGTTATGCCGGACAATATCAACAGCATCCAGTGCCCCGAGGTGGGGGTATGTTCAAGACAGAAAGGATAGAGATAGACGTCCCGCCGCCGCTCACATCTAAGCATTGGGTCGGGCTTTGTAGGTTTTGGGACAAGGCAGGCACAGCAGGAGGTGGGGCTTACACCGTTGGTTTCCTAATGGGACGATGGCGGCCTGCTGGAGCCCCTAAAGACGGCTCGGATGATAATTGGTGGATCCTGGACGTTGTTCGCGAACAGCTCGATAGCGGTGAGCGCGAGAGACTGATAAAGGCCGTAACACACCGGGATGGAAAGCGCGTAATTGTTGGCTTGGAACAGGAGCCTGGGTCGGGCGGTAAGGAGAGCGCTCAAGCAACCGTGAAGCGTCTGGCTGGGTATCGGGTTCGGGTGGTGCCTGCCGTGGGGAGCAAGGAAGAACGGGCCGACGAGTGGAGCACCCAGGTCAATATGGGGGTGTTTAAGATGAGGGAAGCCCAGTGGAACATCACTCTAGTCGATGAGATGCGGTATTTTCCATTCTCAGCCTACAAGGACCAGGTGGATGCAGGTGCTGGTGCTTTTACCATCCTGGCGAACCTCTCTAGGCGTGTGGGCGGTGTCACATAGATACTCGTGCCATCGAGGAGGCAGGCCGGTGAAGATCGTCCTAAAAACGATACTGAGGTGCGGTGTGTCACGACAGCGGGATATAGCTGTGGGTACAGCGGCACGGGCCGTGCTAAGAGCGGAGGAAGTGTATGAGGAAACGAAGGGGTTGAGGCACTTGCGCGGTGTGTTATAATGTGAGAGAGGAGACCGGAGATGTTGGAGTTGGTTTTGGTTTGGCAGATCTTCACGCTGTTGGTCGTTGTCAGGGCGGCTCACCTCGTCCTGCGAGAGCTTGCGGATATTCGTAGGGCTATTGAAACGCAACGCTGTGTGTGTCTAATCCACCGACATAACACCCACGGGGAGCCTGGAAGAAAGTGACATGGTGATCAGGCTGGACATTGACCCGTCTCATGCCATATGCGACCGGCATAAAGAGCTCTTCCAGCAGCATTGGCCTGTTGGATACCTTGAGTTTGTTAGTCTGGCCGTGCAGCATTTCTTGAAGAAGCCGGAGGTGGCTGAGCGTGTGCAGCGCTTGCGTGATGAAACACCAGCTCTAAGACAGAGGGGAGGCCCTGTCGACGAGGCTAGTATAATCACATACCTGCTCACGCAGAAGTTGGCACACGAGCCGTTGTGTTGTCAACTTCTACCCGAGACGTTGTATGACATCCTCATAGAGGTGGATAAACATAAGGCAGTGTGGGCGAGCCATTGTTGTGTCCTGTGTGGTCTGATGGCTCCTTGTATTGGTCGCCCTAAGATCCCTCTAAACGGTGACATATCACCACTGTCTGGTCACTATGAACACGTCTGCCTGGCCTGTGTGTGCGGGGTGTTTCCTAATCGATAGAAGACTACTTTTCAGGAGAAAGCACATGGCACTAAAAGTCGATGCAACCAATGATGAGATGGTGCTAAACACCATCCTCCGTAGCCCCGAACTTGTATTCAATATGATGACCCAGCGCTCCGACCTGCTCCAAAAGCTTTTCGACCCTCGCAGGGACATCGACGACGAATGTGGCTACCCCAAGACCATCACGGAGGAACAATATCGGCGTATGTACGACCGGGAACTGGGACGCCGGGTGGTTGACGTCTACCCGCAGGAGACATGGAAGAAGTTTCCCCGCATCTACGAGGACCCGGATGCAGAGCAAGAAACGGACTTCGAACGATCCCTAGACGCCATGGAAAGACGTCTCCACTTACTTCACTATATGCAGCGGGCGGACGAATTAAGTGGTGTGGGCCACTATGGCGTCGTTCTATGGGGCCTTGATGACGGGAAGAACCTCAGTGAGCCAGTCGATGGGTGGGAGAGCTGGGAGGAAACCACGGGTAAGCCATATGAGGGCAAGCCGCCCGAACGCCGGGTGATGTATATCCGAGTGCTGGACGAGTCGCTCGTGGCTATTGCATCCTACGAGACAGATCTCTCAAACCCGCGTTATGGCCTCCCCCAGACGTACAACGTTTCCCTGGCAGATCCTCGGCGCTTCGAGAGCGGCGCTGCGGTATCTCCACCGAACATATCGCAGGCCCGAGTACATTGGACGCGCATTACTCACATCGCGGACAACCGGAAAACATCCGAGGTCCTTGGCACGCCCCGTATGGAACCGGTGTGGAACCGTCTCTATGACCTCCGGAAGGTGCTTGGCGGCAGCGGCGAGATGTATTGGCGCGGCGGCTTCCCCGGCGTATCCCTGGAGACGCAACCGGGCCTTGAGAACGCCGAGCTCGACGAGGACGCCACCCGTACAATGATGTTCAACTACATGAACGGGCTGCAACGCTATATCAGTCTCGTCGGGATGAGCGCGAAATCCCTGGCACCGCAGATTGCTGACCCCACGTCCTCGTTCGAGGTGCAGGTGAAGGCTATCTGCGTGGTGCTCGGCGTTCCGTTCCGAGTGTTCATGGGGATTGAGGAAGGTGTTGTGTCCGGTGACCAGGCCACTAAAGCCTGGGAAGGCCGCCTCCAGAACCGGCAGAAACGATACGTGACACCGATGATTATCGACCCCATCCTGCAGCGCCTTGTTAACTATGGCACGCTGGCCCCCACCGCCGAGCCCCAGGGATGGACCGTCGACTGGCCGGACCTCACATCACCGAACGAGCAGGACAAAGCCGATGTGGCCGCCAAGAAGACGGAAGCCTTTGCGAAGTACGTGGCCGGTGGTGTGGATACCCTGATCCCGCCGATGGAGTTCCTGACGTTGATTTGTGGTCTGGACAAAGACACGGCAGAGACAATCATTGAAGCCGCCATCGAGCATATCGAGGGGATCGAGCATGAAGGGGAGGTGGTACCAGCCCGGTTGCCGAGACCACCTGAACTGGCCGGGGGCGAGATCCCAGAGGAAGAAAAGGCCCTCGCTAAGGAAGAAGGAGAAAAGGTATGAGGTTGTTGGATAAGCTCGAAAACGTCTCCCAACACCAGAACACTCGATGGAGTGTTGCGGATTACGTTTTCGTGGGTGCTATGATAGCCCTGCTCCTGACCTGGTTGTGGTGCTATGTCACGTCAATAAATGTGTGTATGGATGTTCTGTATCACATAGCGCCGGAGATAGTGAGGTGAGCGTGATAACGGCTATACCGACCTCAACGGGTGTGGGCTAGGCTGACGGGCCGAATAGCGGGGTCTTCCCTGCCGCTTGCCCACACCCGTTTTGTTGATGAGGGAGAGATGCTATGAACGGCGAGAACTTCCGGAAAGCCTTAGAAAAACTCCTGACCATCGAAGGCGGTCCATCGAACCATGCTTGGGACCCCGGTGGCGACACCGCGTTTGGGATCTCGAAGGTGCATTGGCCGCAGTATTGGGAGGACGGGCCGCCGACCCGCAGGACGGCCGAGCTGTTCTACATGGAGGAGTTCTGGAAACCGCTGTGCCTGAGCGAAATTGACTACCAGCCGCTCCGTGTGGAGATGCTAGAAGCGGCCGTCAACTGTGGCCTAGCAAATGGAGCTAAGTTTGCGCAGCGTGCATACAATCTCCTGAGGCCCCGTAGCTGGACAGAGCTGATTGTGGATGGGGTTGTTGGTCCACGAACGCGGGGCGCTCTGAACCGCCTGGTTGAGCACTATCCGGATGCCCTCATGGCCGGGTGCAACTACTTCCAGGCAGAGTACTATGTTGATACGCGGGAGGAACTTCGGAGTAATGCTATCCGGGGCTGGTTTACCAAGCGCCTCGTATGGACGGTACATCACTAGACTCTTGGAGGAACATCATGGCTAGGAAGCTTCCGCGTGTAGGCCAACTTGTACGGGTCACCTGGGTCGATAGCAGAGGCTACGAGAACGGGTGGGTGCAGCGGGATGACATGGACGGTGACGTGATAGAGCTGATGAGCGTGGGATGGGTCTGGCATGTTGCGAAGGATCGAATGACGCTGGCCCCACACATGGACGTTGAACAGACACAGGCTTGTGGCACGCTATCTATTCCATGGTGTGCCGTGCGGGAAGTGCTTGTGATGCGAATGGAATAATGAACTGAGAGGTTTGAATAATGGCCGTTGTTTTCCAGGAACCCCTCGTTATCAATGCTAAGAAGCGAACGAAGGTCCAGAACCCCATCAGGATGGACCCTACCAGAACGACGATGCTGCGACGACAGCTTACTGCTGAGATGGCCCGGCGCTTCTCGGCACTTCGCCGAGCAATCGTTCAGTTGGTGGATGTTGAGGACGCATTTGGTCTCAGGGCCGATGCTAAGGCTGCAAAAAAGCACGCAGGGGCGGTGCAGGTTGCCACGAGTCGCACGATCCCTCTAGAGGCTATACTTAACACCGCCCTCGTCACGAATACCCGCTGGCGTTTCGAGACTGACGACGTAAAGCTTGATGCTTACCGAGGATGGCTGAAAGAACAAACGAAGGCGGGTATCCTCGAGGTGAGCGGACCGAACCAGAAGACCCCGTGGCTCGAACCCTACATCGGAAGCGCCTACAAGAAGGGGATGATGCGGGCTTACACCGACGCCCACGCGGCGGACATCGTTGCTGCCGGGAAAAGCTTCGAGTTCATCGAGGGTGGCAAGAAGGCCTTTCTGGACATGTCGTTCAACTCGCCCACCGCTCAGGGCAAGCTCCGGATGCTTAGCACCCGCGCCTATAGCCAGCTTGAAGGTGTTACCGCTGCGATGGACCAGGAAATGAGCCGTATCCTGGCCCAGGGGATTGCCCAAGGGAAGGGGGCGGAGGCTCTCGCCCGTGAGCTCAGTAATAGTGTGAGCGGGATCGAGAGGAAGCGTGCCCGTGTCATTGCCCGTACCGAGTTGGTTCATGCTCACGCCGAAGGCCAGCTCGATTCCTTCGAGGCCATGAACATTGACGAGGTCGGCGTCATGGCCGAATGGAGTACGGCCACCGATAGCGTCGTCTGCGAACTGTGTGCCCCGCTCGAGGGCGTCATCCTAACGGTGAAGGAAGCACGGGGGATGATTCCTCGGCACCCGAACTGTGTGGCAGGGGATATGCGGATATTAGCTCCCGGTGCGTTGGCAATGCTCAAAACACATTACACCGGTGAGATAATCAAGCTTGTCACAGTAGGGGGCCGTCATATCACCGTCACTCCGGCACACGTACTGCTCACGAAATATGGTTTCGCCCGCGCGGAAGCGGTCTACGACGGTCTTGATCTTGTGGTAGATACGGGGTTCCACGGAAGGGGTAAGGCACCAGATTATAAACACGACGTAGCCCGTGTTGCGGATGAATTCGTAGCGGCTACGAAAACGCTCGGCGTGCCAACCGTATGCGTGCCAACCGCCCCCGAATACCTCCACAATGAAGGGCGTTTCTGTGATGAGAAGATCGACATTGTATTTGCCGATGGCATATTGGGGCGTAGTGGGAAGACCCACGGACGTGAGCCCGGCTTGTACAACACGCTCCCATTCTGTGAGGGAGGGTTTAGCCGCTTTGCCTTGAGCACGCTTGCACAAATCTTCTTCAGTACGGCGCATACCTCGGACAGCAGCATGGGCCGCTGCCGTGATGCGTTGGCGTTCCTTCTTGGATGTGTTTTGAAAGCGAAGCAAGTTCGCCTCGGTGCCATTTCGAGTACGGAATCCAATGGTGCGCAGGCGGTTTTGAACAACGCTCCTGGTAATATTAAGCTCCTTTGCGATTGCCTTGACCGACACCCCGTTCTGAAAAAGCTTAACAATCTTGGTAACATCGACTTGGACGCGGTTTTGGCGGGTGGCGTTCCAGGGATCGAAACCCGCCTTGTCGAAGTGGGCCTTGATTGTATCCCACTTGACCCCATAGTGTTTGGCGATACGGTTCAAGGACCATCTTTGCCTCACGTGCAATTCGATAAGATCTCCTGTGTCAGGAAGTTTCATGTCTCCTCCTTTCCGGTGTATGATGTACAGACAATAAGCACAGTATATAGCATCGGCGGTATAATTGCAAGTAATTGCCGGTGTGCTTGGATCCCGGCGAATGTGGGGGAACACATTGGGGGCACAACAAAGACCACCTGGGCCGGGCCGGAGCAGGGCCTCGCGCCGCCTGGTACAAAACCCACTGGCAAGACTACTGGACAGGTCTGGCATAAGGACGAAGCGGCTGCCCGGTTGCGCCAAAGCATCAAGGCAGAGCACCCGAAGCTGAGTGCTACTGCCGCTCGTAAGGCCAGCCGGTGGGCCGGGGCGGATATGACTACTGTGAGCGGGAAGCTGAAACCGGGTAGTAAGGCTTGGATCTCGGCGAAGGCCGCTGCCAAAGCAGAAAAGGCCAAGGCATCTATTGCAGCGGTTAAGGTAGCCAGGAAGAAGAAGGCCGTTGCGGCTACCGCCCATTCCCTCGCCGTGAAGATCGGGATGACAAAGAAGAAATATGGCATCACGGACGAGATGATTTTCTACCCTGGGGGTGGTAAGGAACCAGACTTCCTTATTGAAGGCGCGGAAGCGTGGGTAAAAGCGCAGGGGTTGAAAGTGTCGGATATAGAATGGTTGTCCTTTAGTAAAGCCGCGAAGGCTAGGAAGGTACTAGAGCCCACAAAACCCACTCTCCAGGCGCAGGCCGAAGTCCTAAGCGAAATGGTGGCTGCCAAGAAGGCGACGAAGGCTCTCACCGATGACGCGGCAAAGGCTGTGAAGGCCTGGTCCGGCACCGGCCCTGTGGCAGAGGTGCTAGACCATGCGGACTATAGGCTTGTGCCGGGCTGGGAGCAGCTACCGGCTGGGAGTGTCAAGCGCCAAAGCTACGGCGTCGTCCTCTTCGACGATCAGGGCCGTGTGCTCCTGCGCGAGCCCACCGACCACTTCGGTGGAACGCACTGGACCTTTGCGAAGGGCGGTGGGTGGCCACCGGGCTCGACCGCCCTCAAGGAACTGGGCGAGGAGACCGGGTACATAGCCACCATCCACGACATCCTACCGGGCAAATTCAAGGGCACGCAGACACAGACCAACTACTTCCTAGGAAAGTCCTCTGGCTTCGACCCTGGCCTCATGGACCTGGAGACAGCCGGTACGAAATGGATGACCTATGACGAAGCCCTAGCCGCTATTGCGCAGAGCAAGAGCGCGACGGTGGTGGCACGGGATACGGCGGTGTTGCAGGCCGCCTACAAACATCTTTCGGGAGGTGATCCGAAGCTGTTCGCTGGTGTGGTAAGTAGCGGTAAGGACAGCCTAGATGCTGCGAAGGCGGTAGCGGCAAAGGCGGCCCATTCCCACAGAGTCAAGCTGGACATGGCCCAGAAACATTTCGCCAAACCGAAGTTCGGCGGCGGTGTGGTGGATGCGGACTGGGTCAACCCAGGGACCAAGCAAAAGCTCAACGTTGACGGGCTGAACAAGGTGTTGTCCGAGAAAGGGTGGCACCTAACGACGCTCCCGAAGGACGTGTCCACAGACCTCCTCGGCGTCGCTGATGATGTGGTAACGCAGAAGGCCATCATAGACGGGTTGAAGAAGGCCCCGAAGACTGTGCCCAAACCACCCGCTGCCAAACCGACACCTAAACCACACCCGGCCTTGGTCTCGGCTGACGAGTTTACTGGAGACCTCCACGACGATGTCGCTGAAGCGTTATCTAAAGGCCATCTTCATCCAGACGATGTTGATTATTTGGACCTAAGTGACACGCTTATGGAGTGGGCCGAGGAAAAAAAGCTAGCCCCTGGCTGGCTAGACGACTTCGACCATGAAATGTTAGCCGAGCATTTCAATATGTTCAAGAAGGCTCATCCGAACCTGTATGGTAAAATCGATGACATACCCGCCCCGCGTTTCCCATCTGGTGAGGAAATAGAAGATATAATGGGGTGGACCAGGCCTCGAGCGGCTTTGCCAGCAACGGTATGGGACGAGAAGGACTTCTTCAAGAGCGGCAAACTGAAGAAGGGCGCTATCTATGACAAGCTGAAGGGGCACGGGCTCAGCGACACGCAGGCAGCCGATCTCACCGACAAGTTCATCGCCACCTCCCCTAAGACATATGCGCTGCCCGGACAAGCGGCGGAAGCCTTTGACGAATTCCTCGAAGAGCCGCTTGTGCTTGCCAAGATGGGAAAACTACCGGGGGCACCGCCTACGGCTCCAATCCTTACCGAGACGATTGAGGTGCCCCTCGAGCGCGATTTGAAGAAGGTGGCAAACCTTCCCGGTTCCACTAAGCCCTGGAAGGCCAAGGACAAGGCGGGCAAACACTGGGTCGTGAAGGATGTGAGCGGGAGCAAAATAGATCCAGACCACCTCCGTAGCGAGGGCCTGGCAGATGAACTGTACAGGCGGCTGGGGATTGCGGTGCCGAAGGGGAAAATTATCAATGCTCCTGGCGGCCCGATGAAAATCACCGAGTTCCTGGAGGGTGGCCAGACGCTTGCCGAATGGAAGGTGGGCAAGAGCGTTGTCAAGATCAAGGAGATGTATGCGCAAATCCGGAAGGGGGCTGTAGCAGATGCGTTGTTTGCCAACCACGACGTCGGCGGGCTGAGCTTCGACAACATCATGGTCGTTGGGGGCAAGGCTTACCGCATTGACAACGGCGGCGCTTTGCTCTACCGGGCGCAGGGCGGGATGAAGAGAACGTGGAAGAATAAGGTGACAGATCTGGCTACTATGCGGGATCCCAAACACAACGAGGTCACCGCTGCCATCTTTGAGGACCTCACCGACGACGAGATCCATCAGCAGATCCGGTATATCGTGGCGCACAAACAGGATGTGCTCGCAGCTATTGTAGATGATGGCCTTCGCGGTACTATGGCGGCCCGTATTGACGACCTGGCCTCCCGGCTGCCCTCTAGACCGGCCGTCAGGCGACCCAGGGCCGTGCCTGTGGGCAAACGCCGGGCCGAGTACGGTAACACCCCCGACGCTGCCCCACGGGCCAAGGCGGCCAAAAGCAACGGGGTCAACCTAGCGGGTGATAAGAACGACATCGAAGACGATAACATCCTTGTGTGGGAACAGCTCGGGCGTGACAATAAACCCCAAACTCGTGTACAGCTCAAGGTGACCCATGAGGGTAGCGAGAAGGTAAAAGCAACCTTGGGGGATGAGTTGGAACGGGCGCAACGGGCGGCGGCTCCTACGGTCACGAACCCGAATGTTCACCCCGATGACGCCTACTGGGATGTGGTGTTGGCTGGAGCGAAAACTGTTAGCATACACGCGGGTGATGGGAAGTTCAATACCACAATCTTGGACAAGTTTGCCAAGGCCAAGGAGCAGGTTGTCAAGAAGCTGAAGACGGCTACCGGCGACAAAAAGAAAATGCTCAAGCACTATGCGGTCGCTATTGACGAGATCGAGACGGCAAAGAGGACTGGAAAGACGCTGCCGAAAGGGTTGTTGTCTCAGTATGTTCACAAACCTAAGCCCAAGGCGGCCGTGCCCCAACCCAGGCGACGTGACATGCGGGTCCGTCGGGATAGCGGAATAGACTTCCCTACTGCTGACTTCAAGAACGGCACTGGCCGCGTGAATACTGGACACAATAATTTCAGCAGCGAGGCGTACATCATCGATATGGGCGATGCGGCTGAGGGGGTGGAGGTAAAGTTCCTCCCGAACGATGGTGGGTTTAATCAGGCGAAGGGCCGGGCGATGCATGGAACTATCAGCATTACTGTGGATGGTGAGGTAACCCAGGAACGCATCGACGATGCTCTGAGTATCCTAAAGAATCTCGGGCTTGATATAGCACCACCCCCTCCGGCCTTCGAGGAGGCGCTCTACATTCACCGGGGCGTGTACCTGCGGGGCAAGCATACAAGTAGTGGTTATAAGACTATCTGGGAGAACAAGAGCATCACTGACGAGGAAAAAGTGACACAACTCAAGAAGTGGGTGAAGAAGAATATGCAGGTGGACCTTGATAAGGTGGCACAATATGACCCAGCCGGTGTAGCTTCGAACGCGGACGGCAGTGGTTTCCGCCATTGGATGCGGTGGGACCTGAGCGAAGACGACGTCCGCAGGGAGATGTCCGATTACACTATTCAACACACGACGAAAGGCCTCTCAGAAAGCCCCACGGGGGCTGTATCGAAGACGCTTGCGAATATTCTGGACAGCGGCGGTGAGTTTACAAGCACAACCGGCCGTATTCGGAAGGGTGTTAGTGTAGGCCTAACAGGCGGTGCTTCGAGCAGCAGTGACATCAATTCTGGTGGCGGTAGCTACTTCTTTACACGTATTAAGAAGGTGGCTAGCGTGCAGGCGCATGGGTTCTTCTTCCGGCCGAGCCTGCTGGCTAGACAGGACCCGATCAGCTATAGCAGTGACACATTCGGTAGTATTAGCGCTCTTCACAAGAGAGCCTCGACTATTGAGCAATTCAAAGCCTATGCCAGGAATTCTGGCAACGAGACCATCTTTAAGGAAGGTCTTAGTTTGGCCGACCTTGATTATATACGCATACGGCCCGATGAGCGCGCGAGTGTGCTAAAGGTGTTCAAGGACCGGGGAATTACGACTCTGCCTGATGGGAGGCCAGTCGAGGACATTGTGATTACGACAAAGGCACCTAAGAAGAGGAACCTGTAATGACCGTGAAAGAAAGACTAACCGAACTGATCGCCAAAGGCGGTGTGATCTCACTTATGTCTCCCGATATTGAGCTCACGCTGGCCGGGGCATTATGGCGTGAGGACGAGGAAGGCACCTACCTGCGCTGGTGCGCTATCTTCCCAGAGCACCAGGGGCATATACATCATCTATATTATGACAAGGCGGTGCTGGATAACGACGGCCGGGACATCCTGTTCTACCGAGGGGGCGAGTTGGTGGCGGGGGTGGTTCCTTACATCGAAAGTAATCTTCCTGCCGATGATGTACATGAGGCGCTTGCCCGGTGGAAAGACGCGGTGGCGCAGGATATGTATTTCGACGAGTTCCTCGCGGAAGCGTAGACATGTGGCTCGCTACCAAACACGGTTTCTACTCAATCGTCTGTGCCCATGGGCCGGACGGCAAACCGCATCCGGAACTCATGATGATCCGGGCGCGGAAGCATTCCCACCTAGTAAACCTCCAAAGGTTCCACGACGATCTTGGTCTTATTCGGAAATCAGAGGGCACGGATTATCCATATCGTATTTTCGCTGGCCGGGACGTTGTGTTGTCAATGGTGGCTCGTCTAGCGGCGGAGATCTACTATGATAACTTCAAGGGGGTGGTGACTATTACTATGCCAAAAGACGCCGCTTATAAGAAGTTCCTTCACTCTGTGTGGGGCCTTGGTTTGAGGTTGACACCGGCTCGGGTGTGCCGGGCGTCCTTCTTTTGCTATCCGGACGAGGTTGTGTAAAACTCCTTCCCGATAATTCCCCTTGCGTTCTGACGTTCCTTTCGCTATACTATGGTCGTTCGATACGTTGGTCATAGCATAGCTTGAGGAGACTAGAGATGGCAGACCGTAAGCGAGGTTCCGGCAAGCTGGACCCGAGATTCAATACCAAGCGCACTAAGGGCGCGCACCCCAACGCGCCCCGAACCGCCACCATGCCACAGGCGTCCTCCCCTGTGGCGGCATCTCCCCCGAAGACGGAGGCTTCCGAGGAGGCCTCCGTCCCAAAAAAGTCCAAGGCCAAGTCCTGAGGCTAGGCTTTTTCGGTAGGTCGGAAGCATGAAAGACCTTCTGAAACGCATCGGGAAGTTTAAGTGGTTTTCTGTCCGATTCAAGATGCCACGGCAACGTAAACGGAGGAAGCGGCGATGAATATTTTGACAAAGCTCCTGGAGAGCCCAATGGTGCTGAACCTGGCTCTATCTTCGCTGGCGGCAGTGTGGGCGTGGATTAAGGCCAGCGATTGGTGGCAGGCTCGTGTGACCGGGAAGAAGGCGGAAGCGCTGGAGTGTCTCGAGCTTGGAGCCGAAAAAGCTTATGAGGCTTATGTGCGGGGCATCCAGGCCGGAAGAGAAGACGGAACGTTGACGGATGACGAGCGTGCCGAGGCCCGTCAGCTAGCAATCGACGCGGCGGTGCGCTATGGGAAAGAGCGGGGCCTGGATTTGTTGGCCCTGCTGGGGTCGACTGCGGTGGACGCGATGATTGGGCTTGTGGTCAATAAGGCCAAGCGAGCGGCTGCCGAGGCTCGTGCAGCAAAAAGGGCGGAACGTCATCCATACCTGAACGACTTCTCGGAATGGGCAGCTATGGCAAAGAAGACCCTAGCTGAAAAGGACGCTGTGGGGTAAAGATTTCCCTTGCTTCTGGTCAAAGATGTGCTATACTAAACATGACAGGAGAACGAGATGTTCACGACGCTGACGTTCAATTTGGCCAACGCGGCCATCCGGCAGGAACGCCTCCACGACCGTGACTATACAGTTGCACCGCTAGCGATGTTGACAGAAGGCGTCCACAGAGGTTCTGGTGGGCCGCTCCTGTATCAGGAAGTCGAGTGCAAGAGGGCGGTGCCCGCCTGGAACATGAAGCCCATCGTAGTGTACCACCCGCAAATCAACGGCCAGGGTGTGAGTGCATGTGATCCTGATATCCTCGAGCGCCAGCAAATCGGGATGTTGATGAACACACGATGGGATGGGAAGCTTCGTGCGGAGGCTTGGATTGATCAGAAAAGGGCTAGGGCCGTGGATAGCCGGGTGCTAGACGCGCTTGAAGCGAACAAGATGATGGAGGTGAGCACGGGGTTGTTCACCGACAATGTGGGTGAGCCCGGCGAGTGGAACGGCGAGGCGTATGACGCTATTGCGACTAACCACCAGCCCGATCACTTGGCCCTCCTGCCGGACAAGGTTGGGGCTTGTAGTATCGCGGACGGTGCGGGATTGCTTATGCTTAACGAGACGGCCAAAGCCGAAGGGCTTGATCTCACCGGCCTATTCGCACGCCAACTGGACATTGTGCGGCGCATGGTGGGGAATGCGATGTCGCACTCGAACATCCATTCCGCCCTGCACAAGGCGCTCGTAGAGAAGCTTGGTCAAGGAATTGGTAAGGACCCCCCGTCCGTGTGGATTGTGGATGTGTACGATAGCTTCTTCGTCTACGAACACGAGGACGAAAAGAGGCTGTTTAAGCTCGGCTTTTCTTCGAGCGACACTGGGGTTGAGATCACCGGGGAGCCCGAAGAGGTGCTCCGCGTGACGGAATACCGCACCGTCGGGGGTGCGTTCGTAGGAAATAGTGTGGACAAAGAGGGCGAGACGCCCAGTGTAGCGAACGAAAGGAGAAACAAGATGGAGAAGGACAAGCTGATAGAAGCCCTCATCGCGAACGCGCGGACGAAGTGGAGCGAAGAGGATCGCGAGGCTCTGACGGCCCTTGAGGCGGCGGTGTTAGAGAAGATATTGCCCACCGAAGAAGAGGCCGAGGCCGAGCAGAACGAGGCCGGGGAGAAACCTGCACTCGAGGAAAAGCCCGCTCCCGAGGAAAAGCCCGTGACGATGGAACAGTATGTACGGAACGCTCCTCTGGAATTCCGTGATGTGCTTACGAGCGGCTTGGCGGCTCACCGTGAGCAAAAGGACGGTCTGATTGCCAAGATCACGGCGAACAAGGCCAACCAGTTCTCGAAGGAGTTTCTTGCCACGAAAGGCATGCAGGAGCTCCGGGGCCTTGCGGCCCTGGCCGAGGCTAACGCGCCGCAGGCCAATGAGAGCAATATAATCCCCATGTTTGCGGGGGCATCGACCCTTGCTGGACCGGTCCAGAACGTTGAGGACGAACAACCCTTGACGCCTCCCGTGATGAGTTTTGGTACTGAAGGCTAACGACAAAAGGAGAAAAGACGATGGCCGATAACTTGAATACAATCGTGCTTCGCGGCAAGGGCCACCATGACGAAGGCGAGGCGGATGCCGCTATTAGCCCAGGCGAGGCGGTACGGTTGGCAGCCGATGGTTGCTGGGACCCCGAAACGCTGGCAGCGGACGTTGCTGCTGGACGGGGTATCGTTCTGGCGAAGGAGAATGCGCTGGAAGGCCAGACTGTTGACGACGCCTATGCAGACGGGGATATCCTCTTCCTGTATTACCCGATCCCGGGAGACGTGGTACATGTGCTCGTGAAGCTGGGTGAGGACATCGACGTCGGGGACTACCTGGACGTCGAGGGTTCCGGCAGCGGAAAGTTCATTGAGGTCAGTTCGGCGGCGACGGCAGAGTACAAGCTTTCGTTGACTAGCGCCAAGGTCTGGGATGCGATGGCAACGGACCTACCGGCAGCCGCAGCGAACGACGATATGGGCCTGATTACCGGCACACCCGGCACGGACGCCCCGACCCTTCAGGGCGTGGACTTTGGTGGTGCCGCGACCGACGAGAAGTGTGCGTTCGAGTTTGTGCTCCCGCCTGAGTACCGTGCGGGCTCTGCGATTACCCTTCGCTGCAAAGCGGGCATGCTGACGACCGTTGCCGATGAAAACACTACGGCAGTCTCGCTCGACGCCGAGGTCTGGGTCGATGCTGGTACTGGCCTTGTGGGTAGTGACATATGTGCTACGGCGGCCCAAGCATGCAACAGTTTGACCATGGCTAACCTGGACTTTACTATCACACCGACCGGCCTTGAGCCTGGCAACCGGCTGATCATCAACCTGACTTTGGCTGGTGACGACGCTGGTAACTTGGGAGTGATGATCCCAGAGATCCAAAACGTTGCGCTCCTGGTCGGGAACGCGGCGGTTGGGCGACTGATGGCCCTGGAAGATTCCGGTGGTGCTCTGGCAGCGGCAGCGCTGCTTAGGTGCCGTGTCATGGGTCTGTAACCGAGGTTTGGCAGCATAGTGCTACTGAACGAATGGAAGGAGAATAGGAATGAACTTCATCCTGAACGGCCAGGCTCAGGGCAATGTTGCAAGCGTCCTGATGGCCAACAATTTTGACGCGAACGCCCTTCGCCCCTATCAGGGCAGGGACGGGCGGAGCTACATCACGGTGAACACGGGCCGGGTGGACAAGGACGGGAAACCGATCTATCAGGCTCTTGTGACCAATGCCGTGGCGACCCTGCGGAAGGATGACTGGGTCCAGCTCGACACGGCCATCATCAAGGCCGCCAAGCCGCGCTTGACTGCAGTTGCTGACTTGCGTGCTGCGGGGCTTCAGTATGTGATCCCGAACGGACTCGGGAAGACTGTGCTCGAGCACGAGGCAATGAGTGACATTGGCGATGCGAGTATCAGCATGGACGGTCTCCGCGAAGGTGACAGTGACCGCCCGCAGTTCGAGCTGACCGCGCTGCCCTTGCCGATTGTCCATAAGGACTTTCAGTTCAGTGCCCGTCAGGTCATGGCGAGCCGCAACGGTGGAAGCCCCCTGGACACGACCAACGCTGAGTTGGCCGGACGCAAGGTCGCAGAAGAGGTCGAAAAGCTGCTCCTCGGTGAGGTCAATACCTACACCTACGGAGGCGGAACGGTGTACGGCTACACGAACTTCACCGACCGGCTTACCCACACCTTGACCGCGCCCGCAAGCGACAACCACGCGACGACCGTGGCTCAGGTGCTTGCTATGCGGAAGAAGAGCATCGACGCGGGCTATTACGGCCCGTGGGCCTTGTACTATTCTCCTGGCTGGAGTGTGTACATGGACGAGGATTACAGCACGTCCAAAGGCGACAATACGATGCGCCAGCGCCTGGCCGCTATCGACGGAATTACGGCGGTGAAACAGGCCGACTACCTCAGCGATACTACGTTGCTGCTCGTGCAAATGACCTCGGACGTGGCTCGTATGGTTATCGGCATGGATCTCACAACGGTCCAGTGGGAGAGCCACGGTGGAATGCAGCTTAACTTCAAGGTTATGTGCATTATGGTGCCGCAGCTCCGCTCCGATTACAACGACGCGACGGGCATTGTTCACGGCTCTGTGTAATACGGGCCTGTGACCTAATGTTCTGTGCTCCAGGCGGCCGCCCTTGGCCGCCTGGAGCCTTAACCAACACAGGAGACCATCGTCATGCTAACATACAAGAACATGGGCGGCTTACACACGTTGCTGGACGGGACGACTGTTCCGAAGGGCGGCGTGTTTCAGTCGGATGACCCGGACCTTTGCAAGAAGTTTCGCGGTAAGTTTGAGCGCGTAATCGAGGAACCGGCCCCAGCCCCGGCCCCCGTAGTTCAGAGCGTCGATACCCCCGAAGAGAAGAAGACCGCCGTGCAGAAAGCGGCGGAGACCGGGGCCACCGATGTTCTGCCCGAGGGAACCACAGACGTAACGGGAGAGTTCCCCTCTGCCCAGGAAGCCGACATGCGTGTGTTGAAAGACAAGCGCGGTTGGTACGTCTACGACGATGGCGGGAAAGAGCCCGCGAACGAGAAGCCCCTCAAGAGGAAGGCCGTCGATTGTTTCATCGAGGAGCTCCTTGCCGACGAAGGTGAGTAGTGGAGATGCCCAGATATGCGGACTACAAAGGACAACATCGAGGGCATCATTGAGCTCGATCCCGAGATAGTTCCAGACGATGCTGCGATGCTCCCTTACATCACGGTCGCGAACGAGCTTGTGACCGAGTGCTGCACCGGGGACGCTGGACCGGATGACGAGTATAACGATGACCGGCTCGAGCTAATCGAGCGTTGGCTAGCAGCCCACTTCTATACCGTTCGAGACCCCCGTATGGTCAGTGAACGTGCTGGGTCTGTAAGCGGTACCGCACAATCCAAGGTTGACCTCGGATTCGATACCTCGCATTACGGCCAGATTGCAATGCGTCTTGACACAAACGGCGGCCTAGCCAAGTTGAACCAACAGACCAAGAAGGGTGCGCCGGTGGTATCCGGGGCATGGATGGGAACGCACCCGGATGACATTCCGGAACAGGATGTGTACTAAGGAGTAATGCCATGGCCACATTGACGGCACAGACAATCAGCCGATCAGGGCTCAAGGCTGTATATAGTGTGGCGGCTTCCGGGGGCGACGAGTTCGCAAACACCGGAAGTGAATTCATCCACGTCAAGAACGACGACGGAAGTTCGCACACGGTCACCATCGAAACGGTGGCCACTGTGGATGGCCTGGCAGTGGCCGACCGCGACCTCGCGGTCCCAGCGGGCGAAGACCGCATGATAGGACCGTTCCCAACTGGCACCTACAATGACTCCGATGGTAAGGCACAGCTTACCTACGACGCCGTAACGAGTGTAACTATCGCTGTGCTGAAGCCCGGTTCATAAGGAACATGTTGTGGGCATCATCTCGAGGATGCGGAAACAGAACGCTGTTTACTGGCCGCCTGCGGTGCCGGATGACTTCGGACGGCCGGGCTACGGTTCTCTCGTGGAACTGACCTTGGCAGATGATGTGAACAGCCGTGTTCGATGGGAGGACAAGGCCGAGCAATTCCTCGACGCCCAGGGCACCACCCAGATTTCGAACGCGGTGGTGTTTGTGCCGGTGCTCTTGGATGGCAGCGAGGTCGTGGTAGGTGGTTTCCTGTGGCTGGGTGACCGTGCCGACCTGACGGACGAGGCCGACCCGAGGAATAATGAGGGGGCCTTCGAAGTGCGGCGGGTTGACAAACTGCCGAACCTCAAGGCTACCGAGTTTTTGAGGACTGCATACCTATGAGCGTGCAAGGTGTGAAAGAGATTCAGCGGGCGTTGCAGGCCCACAAACGGGGGGCTGAGAAGGCCTTCCGTAGGAATCTGTATCGGGCTGGTCTTTTCCTCCAGCGCGAGAGCCAGAAGATCGTTCCTATTGACAAGAACATACTCCGCGCTTCGGCAAACACCAGACCGGAGGGAACCGGGTTTGATGTAGAGGTTGTCGTGAGCTACGGAACGGATTATGCTCTGTACGTTCACGAGAACCTTGAAGCCCGGCACAAGCCCGGCAGGTGTGCCAAGTTCCTAGAAAAACCACTCCGTGAGAAGCGAGACCGTATCAAAGCCATCGCGGGAGGGGCAGAATGAGCCACGACAACACACCGGCCGAAATACTCCGTGCCAGCCTCGTGGCCGGTGGTGTCGGAGTGCTGCGTTCGAAGAACTCGACCGGGGCCTGGCCTATTTTCGTCGGTCACATTCCGAGCGAGCCTGACGACGCGGTCTGTGTGTATGACACGGCCGGTATACGAGAGGGCAGGATGCAGGGTACGGGTGAAAGCGTCGGAAAGCCAGGTTTTCAGGTCATGGTGCGCGGTGCAGACCACACTACGGCCTATGCCCGGATGAAGTTAGTGGCGTCTCACCTGGACAGTCTGCTACGGGAAAGGGTTGCAATCGACGGGGATTCGTATACAATACAAGCGGTGAAACAGACAGGCACTATACTGGCCCTCGGACAGGAGCCTGATGGACAAAGGCGGAATCTATTCACCTTGAACGGAACCATCACATACGTGCAGAATACGTAAAGGAGAAGTGTTATGGCCCGATTGGATGACGGCTACCAGACCCTGATCAGCTTTGCTGCTGACCCCACCGTTTTGTTCTACGAAAAAACGGTCACGCCTCCTGGTGTGGAAGGGGGTGGTGCTATCGAGACCACGCAGATGGACAACACGGCATGGAGAACGTTTTCCCCGAAGAGCTTGCTGACGCTCACAAATGCTGGGATCACTGTGGCCTACGACCCGGCGTGCTACGACGAGATCATCGCTCTGGTGAACGTCAACACGGTGATTACCATCACGTTCCCGGACGCCAGCACCCTCGCATTCAATGGCTACCTGGACAAGTTCACGCCGAACGTGTGTGCTGAGGGTGAACAGCCGACGGCGGAGATTGACGTCGTCTGCACCAATATCAATGCGGGCGGCACGGAAGAGGGCATCGACAACGCGGCTATTGGCTACACAGCACCGCCAGTGTAAAGGCGTGGCTACCTCCAGACGCAATGGAAGGTAGGATACTACTTGGAGAAGGAGCAACGAAATGGCACGAATGGATGACGGTTATGCGACTACAATCAACGTTGGTGGCACGCTCTTCTATGAGAAAGTGGTTACGCCCCCTGGTGTGGACGGTGGCGGTCCGATTGACATCACGTTGATGGCGAACACCAAGTGGCGGACGTTTGCGGCCAAGGCGCTGATGACGCTAGCAAACGCTTCGGCGACCGTGGCCTACGACCCGGCGTGCTACGACGAGATCATCGACCTCGTGAACGTGAACGGTTCCATCGTTGTAACGTTCCCGGATACACACACGCTGACATTCTACGGTTGGTTGAACTCGTTCATCCCGAACGAGTGCGCCGAGGGCGGGGTGCCGACGGCGGAGATCGAGATCATAGCGAGCAACCAGAACGCTGGTGTAGAGACGGCCCCGGTCTATGCGTAGAAATCGGCCACGGTTGCCCACTACAGCAAAACTACAGGCCCTCCCGTGTATAGGGGCCAGGTAGCCCAACAAACGCGACAGGGGCTATTGTGGCCCCTTGGAGAAAAGGAGACCAAACAATGAGTACGACAAAATCACTGGAATTCGTATTGGAGTTTCAAGAGCGCCCCGTGACTATCGGGAGCGAGCGGTACCTGCTCGTCGAACTTGATGGGAAGGGCCGTGACACGTACTTGAACAACCTGGGCGGGCGAATGCGCCACGGCCCGGACGGCAAGCCAAGTGGGGTAAAGGACTTCGAAGGTCTTCAGGCATTCCTCGTCGCTGCCTGTCTCAGAAAGATAGAAGCAGACGGCGAGCTGAGAGCCGTAAGCGGTGAGACCATCCAGGCCTGGCCTGCGAAAGTTGTCAGTGGCCTGTTCGACGCGGCGAAGGAACTTTCCGCCCTCGATGAAGAAGAGGAAGAGGGAAAAAACGACTAACGGGCGAGCGGCTGATTTGGTTTGAACTTGCCGACCGCCTTGGAATGAGTGTGCAGCGATGTATGAGCGAGACAACCTCCCGCGAGTTCGTAGAGTGGCAGGAGTATCTCGACCTGGACCGGGACACACCACAGCGCGAAGATTATTATCTAGCGCAGATAGCGGCGGAGGTTCGTCGTGGGATGGTGAAGGCCCCTGCGAGAGTCCACCTCAAACACTTTCTTCTCAAGTTCTCAAGGAAAGACGAGGAAGAAAAACCCCTCACGGAGGACCAGATAAAACGGCGGGCGGCTAATAGCAAGGCGCGTTGGTCGGCGCTCCTGCGCTTTAAATCCAAACAGCAAAGGACTAATTGATGGCCGGGACAGCGACAGAGCTTGAGCGCCTGGTTGTGCGTTTGGTTGGGGAAGGCTCTGGCTACGATAAAGTCCTCAAGGACGCTGTTGTCAAGACCGAAAAGGCTGCCAAGAGCATTGGAGCCCTCACCGAGAAGGAGATGGCTGCCCATAATAGGGCTATGCAAGAGGCTGCCCGGATTACCGAGGCCGTCGCCACCCCGACCCAGCGCTACGCCAAAGAGCTTGAAACCCTCGAACACCTCTACAAGGAAGGCCACATCAGCCAGGAGACCTATAACCGGGCGCTCAAGCAAACTACGGCCGCTCTCCCGAGTGTTCAGAAGGCCCAGGCTGCCCACAACGAAGAGCTTCGCAAGGCAAAAGCCATCACGGATAATGCCAGGACCCCTACAGAGCAATATCGCCAGAAGCTCGCCGAGGTCGAACGGTTGTACCGGAAAGGTTTGCTCTCCGGGACCACATATCACCGTACCCTTCAGAGCCTCAACAAGGAGTTTACGAAAGGCAGCTTCGCCGTAGGGGCCTTCGGAAAGAAACTGACATCTGCTGGCCGGTCTATGCGCATGTTCGGCATGATGGCGACGGCGGCTGTTACCCTCCCGGTGGTGGGGATGATAGCCGCATACGGTAAGTTCGACAGCGAAATGACGAAGTCGACTGCCATCATGGGACACATGACGGCCGGTCTTCGAAAAGGGATGGAGGAGACTGCAGAAAGCATCTCCCGCAATTCTGTAACCGCTGCGACGGAGCTGGCTAAGGCGTACTTTTACCTGGCATCGGCCGGTATGGATGCACAGCAGTCGATAGCGGCTTTACCGGTCGTCGAAAAGTTTGCGGTGGCCGGTGCGTTCGATATGGCACAGGCCACGGACCTGCTGACAGACGCTCAGTCTGCTCTGGGCCTCTCGTCGAAAGATGCCCAGCAAAACATGGCCGGTATGCTCAAGGTGTCTGACGCACTCGTAAAGGCCAATACATTGGCCAATGCCACGGTCGAACAGTTCAGTTCTGCCCTAACAAACGAGGCCGGTGCCGCTATCAAGCAGTTTAACCTGGGCCTGGAAGAGGGGGTGGCTATCCTAGCCACCTATGCCGACCAGGGACTAAAGGCCAATTCAGCGGGTTCGATGTTTGCTCGTATGATCCGGTTGCTTGTCAAGAGCATCAAGGACAATCAAGAGGTATTCGACAGGCTGAATATCAACACAGAGGAGTTCGCCACTACCGGTAAAAACGTGACCGAGGTTATCAGAGGAATTACCGAAGCCACAGCGGGTATGGGCCCTGTCCAAAAGGCAGCTACCCTAGAGATGTTGGGGTTCGAAGCACGTATCCAACAAGCCATCCTGCCGTTGTTGGGATTGACTGATAAGATTAGGGGGTATGAGCAAGAGCTGATGAAAGCCGGGGGCATTACACAAGACGTTGCGGACAAACAACTGGCTTCGTTCTCCTCGCAGATGAAGATATTGTGGAACCAGATCAAGGGAGTCGGGCGAGAGATTGGGTCCTATCTAGCCCCACACGTGAAGACCCTGGGCAAGGCAGTTTCTTCTAGCCTGGAATGGTGGCGCGGACTCAATGAGCAGACCAGGGAAGCGGTCGCATTGATGACTGGTCTTGCGGCCATCGTAGGCCCGCTCACGTTTGGGATAGGTGGCCTGACAATCGCAGTAGGTGCGCTGACTACCGCTTTTGGTGCGCTTGGTATGGCTGGCTTCGCGTCGATTCTTGCAGTTTCTAAGTGGCTTGTTGTACTCGGCGTCTTCGCGGGTGCCACGGCCCTAGCTACTGAGGCGCTCTTCAAGGTGAAGGGTGGTTTCCTCGACTTCGTGAATTCTGTTCGAGTAGACGGGATGACGATAGGGACACGGATGAGGATTCTTACGTCCTACATCTGGGAGCTGTGGGATACGTGTGTGTCAAAACTCAAGATCGCGTGGGACAGTTTTGCGTATAGCGCAGAGGAAGCCTGTGCCAAGGTCTACCGTGCCACCCTCCGCATGGCTAAGGGGGTTGCTTATACCGCTTCCTTGTTGCCCGGTGTCGGGAAGGAAAACGTCGAGTTCTACCAGAACCTTATCGACGAAAGTCTTGATAAGTCCGAGAAGCGGTGGAAAGAGTACCATGACGAAGTGGAGCGCCTGGAACGCGAGGGTGCGAAGAACGCGGAAAATTGGGCGAAGGTGCGTCACCAGAACTTCGTCGACGACATGAAGGCCGCTCAAGAAGATGCTGTTGCAACGTTACATGAGCTCGCCGCTGCGGACTTGGAGGAGATTTCTTCGGGATATGACGCTGCGGCTGCGGCCGCGACTGCGAAAGAGTGGGAAAAAGTCAATGCCGACATGGAAGCGCTGCTCGAAGAGGAGAAGCGGCTTGAAGGGGCCGCCAAGTCCCTCACCGAGGAAATGCGGACGCCCCTAGAGATCTTCGAGGACCAGGTCGCGAAGCTTAACGAGTTATGGGATGCTGGATTGATTGGGGTTGAGACGTACAACCGGGCCATCATGCAATACCGTAACCAGCTCGAACAAACGTTCAATAAGCTAGGGGAGCTACCGGACAGCGAGAAGGACGCGTGGAACACAAACCGGCTTGACAAGTACAACAAAGGGCTTCGTGATCAGTTTCGCCTGCTCAAGAAGCTGACGGGCAAAGCACAGACCGGCAAGATGCAGTTCATGGCGTTCGGTGCGCCGAAACCGAAGGCCAGTCACAATATCTGGGACCTGAGCAAATTGACACCGCCCGGCGCGCCGACGTTTGGTGTACCAAGCTTCGGTGTGCCTACACTGCCCCACCCAGGTGGCGAGGAAATGTTGGGCGGCTTCGTTCAGCGGATGCAGGTCATGTTAGGGCGCATTGCACGCGGGCCGTCAATGCGGGAGCAAGAGCTTCTGTCCGGGCGGCTTGGCAGAATGGGCGACACATATGGCGAGGAAGGTTTGGCTGGTTCCCTCCATCGTGGTGGTGTCCGTTGGGATGCACAGCGTGGTCTACCGCGTTTCACAGGTGCCCCGGAGAACCAGTGGCGAGATGACAATGTTCAATGGGGGACTAACGTGAAACGCCCGGACGACTGGAACGAGGCAATCCAGTACCTGCGTCAGATAGCTCAGAACACGGGCCACGGCACGCCCGCATTGGCGGTATGAGATGGCTGCAAGCGTTCATGTAGATCCAACTGGCTTCGGCGATATGGAAGCTACCTCGCGTGCCGGGGCGCTAAACTATCTCAAGCGCTACCTGCTGGTCGAGGGCCTTGAGCAAACAGACCAGGACAAGATAACCGAGGTGTTGAATGCTATTGACGCTGCTGGATACTCTGCCTGGCATTCGTACACTCCAAGCACCTCGGCGTTGAATAACCTGGTCTGCGCCTCGCAACACATCCGCATCATGGCCAGTGAGGGGAAACCGACGAGCGCGCTTGTGACGTTAGAGTATTCCGCGCGTGGTGAGGCGGATGTGGACCGCTTGATCAGCGTCGACGGTTCGCTAAGACAGATTACGTCGCAAAAGGACGGGAACGGCCTGGACCTTTCCGTATCATATACGTTCCCCGAGGGGTATCCCTATAATCCAGCGCTTGCCGGTCGCACGCATACGCAAGGCGCGGAAATCAACGTCTTATTCCCCAATATGGTTATCCGTGGTGTTCGGTATCTACAGCGGACAAACCCACTGATAACTATAGCCAGATGTCTTGATTGCGTGAACTCGAAGACGTGGCTTGGTGCGGCTCCTGGAACGGTGCTTTGCACGAACGTCCAGGCTCGGATGCATGACTACCACACCAGCCCACGCACCTGGAAGTTCGTGTTCGAGTTCTTGTACGATGGAAGCGAAGGCGGTCACCAGCCCGACGTGGTGTTCCGTGACCCCAACACCGGTCTTCCGCCCGATGACCTCATCCCGGGCGTCGGTTACTATACGGCGACGTGGTATCCTTCCGTTGATTTTGGCCAAGAAAGCATGTTTCCCAGTGTGTAGGAGATGACCGGCTATGCCAGGCATAGGAGAAATGCGAGGCATTCAACCTGGTCAGCCGATACCCGCTGCGTGGCTCAATCAGATTGTTCGTAGAGTGCTTCGCAGTATATCCGGGGGTCGGGGGATCCGCGTTGACCCTATGGAGGGTCGCCTTGTCATCACGAACACGCTGATGCCAGCTCACCGGCCCATATCAACGGGCTTTGTGCAGGTTGTCAGCGTTTCCAATGATTACTTGACGTGCGTGTGGGTTGACCCGCCGACGAGCACGACGGGGGATACGGTGTATGTGGCGAAACCGTTTGCACTGATGGTGTCTCCGTTCGATGGTGAGACCGTTCTTTATAACAACGGACAAAGTGTTTCCTATTCCTATGTGACCGAGCGTCAGCGCGGAGCAACATCGGGCGCGCACGAGGAAATACAAAGCGTAACGCCCGACTACTTCGTCGGTGAAGAGTTGCGTGTGGTTTCTGGGGAAACCGGAGCGCTTGACTTTTATGGGGCCTGGCTCGTGTGGCAGGATCTTAACACGGCGGGCCGTCACTGGGCGGCGGAGCCTACCTAATGAGCACATTAACACAGGCACCGAGCAGAGGACACACTATATCTGGCACGACTCAGGGGTATATCCGTTCATCATGCCAGGCGCGAGATGGTGGTGTAGGAGCTGGTCCTGGTCCTGCTCCACCGGCAAATATCTGGAAGTTAAACAGTAGTGGGGTGGTGCAATGGGACCAGATTACCTCAGGTGCACCTTCACTACCCCCTAACCCGTTTGCACGAATCGTTGTCAACGACACATATATGTACTGTATTGGAATGGGGGCACATTACTGGAACCCAGCAGCCAGATGTGTTATCAAACGATTTGATGCAGCAACTGGCGAATTAAATATGTCTGGTCCTCCAATAATCAGGACGGTGCAGTGGAATCTACAAATGGATTATTATGGCAACGTGTACAACAGTGAGAGTTGTGCTAGCTATACTGATGGACGTGTACAGAAACGAGATGCTGATCTACAGTTGCTTTGGACGGCGGAGCACGAGAATGGGGCTCAAATCAAACAACGACGGGGGATACATATCCCACGAGACGTTTCCTCCGACTCTATTCTTTGTAACGGACCCGCTGACATAGAAGCTCCAGATGGATATTACCTCCACTTGGTAAACACCACATCTGGAGTTGTGACACATAAATCTACAGCACCATATGGTTACTGGATTACTGCTTACGAACACTGTAAGTATAACGGGGGTTCGTACATGGTACATAGCTTTATGGGGCGTGAGGTTGTTCTACCGCCTACAGACCCCTGGCCCGAGGTGTGGCGTTGGGGCGGGATTCCTCAATATCCCGGTCTATACGAAAAGAGGTATTTCCTCGATGGTGTTCTGTATTGTTATCACAGGGAAAATCTCGTTGGTGATTGGCAATGGGGTCCGGTAACCATTGAGACAGGGATTGGGCAAAAGATTTTCTTACCGGAGACCGGTGTTCCATACCCATCGTCATCCTATTTGTGGTACTCGATGACAGAGGACGGTGTGTGGAAAATTAAACAGTACACAAACGCGACAAATCCCGAACTGCGGTGGACTTGGACTGGTGGGACACACTATTATTATCCAGACCAGGCCGCTGGTTCGTATTATGTAGAATGTGATGCTGCCAACAATCTCTACATCATAGGACAGCCGAGCAACACTTGGGCAGCCGAGGCGGAGACCCCCTAATGCCCATCACGGTCACATCGATAGAGCGCATCGCTGACGGATGCTTCGAATTCACGGTCGACCCGTCCACCTATTACGACGTGTGGCTCCAGGGCGAGAAGCTGGCTTCACACGTCGCATCGACCACGACAACGTACACCTACGACGGGTGGACAGACGACGAAGAACCGCCGCCCCTTGAGTTCGTGGATTACCAGGGCACCCCCGACAGCAAGACATACAGCCCGCGCGGGATCTTGCAGTGGTGGGGCGAATCGACCGCGGCCTACTACTCCGTAGAGCAATACGTGGACTCCGCGTGGACCGAGCGGACGCAGATCCCCGAAGACGGCCAGGGATATTACCAATACGAAACGGACGCACAGACGGACGGTAGCACGGCTCAGTACCGCGTGACGCCCTATGACTCCGAAGGCTACGCGGGCGAGCCGCTGGCGTTCACGATCTCCATCGTGTGCTATCCCGCGCCGCCCGCGATCAACGTGACTTATGACGCCGTAGACGGCGAGCTTGACGTGACAGAAAGAACGTAATGCCGGAGCTGCACACAAAAGCCGACAGCATTGTGCTTGTACACACGGGCGCGGATGCTACCAACGGGACACAGGCCGATCCCGCGGCATGTCTTGGCGGGTATCGGTCGGTCAGCATCACGGGCGAGTACGGTGCGCTGATAGACCTGTCCCCCACCTATGAGCGATTGACTACGATCCGTATCGAGCGCCTGATATGTGGGGCTGAACCCACGGCCACGTTGACAATCACGGCGGAGTCTACGGGCTCTCTGTCTTTCGAGGATGGCGACGCGGTAGAGATTGCAGACGGCGAAACCAAACTTCTCGAAGGTTCAGACGATGACTGGGCAGTTGTTGTCACTCGCGTAGGCACTGCCGACTTAGTTGGCGGGCTTCAGTTCACGGCGGTCCCCGTGTTTAACGATGCCGTGGCCGGTCCGAATGTTGCAGATGCAGATCGCGTGACCGGCCAGGACCTATACTGTGGATTGATGTTGCGCAACGAAAACGCGTTGAGCCTAACGAGCGTGCGGCTCTACGCGGTTTACAATCTGCTCGGCACGGCGGCAATCACGAGCAGCGCGCAACTCGGCGCCAGCGGAGCTGGCACCATCGGCGGTGCTGCTTCATGTTTTTCGGATTGGCCTGAGAGCGGCTGGGCTCACGTCAAGACGACAGGCGGAACGAGCCGCGAGGCCGTATACTACACCAGCCGGACAAACACGGTATTGACTGTCCCAGCCGCGGGGCGGGGGATGTTGGGCACGAGCGCGAGCGCCGGGGCAGCGAATGATGTGGCGAACGCTATCCCCGGCTGGTGTGCGGGCAAAGAGGCCCCCGGCGCAGACGGCGCCATCCAAACGATTGCAAATCCCGAGACAGCACCGACGGGGTTTAGCTGGACAACATCGGCGTTTCATGTCGAGATCGGAACGCTTACGGCTGGCGCGTCATATGGTGTTTGGTTTCATCGAGAGATTCCAGCAGGGGCCACGGTATCGATAGAACAGATGAGCGTCCTGCGTATCCAATTCACGTGCGATGGGATAACCTATCTACGCCGTTTCGACAGCTTATTCCGGCTTGCCGACACGACCATCGAAGGCTATGAGCTTTACGTCGGTGAGGACGAGGAGCCGGACCTGACGGCTGCGCCTAACGCAACGAATGCAACCCTGCCATTTTCGCATGGGATTACACCACCGGTATCCGGCGAGACAGAGTTCCGGGCCGTGGTGCGTTATCGAAACGCCTACGATCTCGTCAGCCCGAACACATATTCACGGTCCAGAACGGTGGATGATAATGGTGACGAGGTGCCGCAGCCACCGACCGCCCCAACGTTCTCGATAGAGACCGGGCCTGGTGGGATTGTCAAAATCCTGGCTTACTACAATCCTGGAGACGACGAAACGGTCGCTGACACATGGCGCATCTATGCTGAGGAGGGAGCAGACCCAGTGCCCGGTGTGGACACACCGACCGAGGTATCGATGGAAGCCGACGCTGTGATAGGTTCACCGGTGTTCGCTTTGCACTATGACTCGTCTCAATATGGCCACAATGTCGAGGTGCGTGTGCTGGTCACGGCCTACCGAACAAGTGATAGCGCGGAATCTAGCAATACTACAGCCGAGACAGTTACGACTGATACGAGACAGCCGGACATTGCGCGTCAGCGGGCGTGGCACATCGGGACCGTGGCGCGGCAGGTGTGGGGGCCGCCGACTGTAGACGAGACCACAACCTACGACGAGACGGAGAACGTCTACGCCCGCCACTATCCTGGCTACACGGACTTCTACGTTGACAGTACGTTGGTCTGGCGGCTCAAGTACGACTCGGCGGGACCTGCCGAGAACAACGGGCTGTGGACAACGCTGGCGTTTCAACAAGCGGCGATTTCCGGCGCGGCGTCAAGCACGCCGGTGGACGTGCTGAGCGCAACGGAACTCTACATTGCCGTGGCGGACGTGCGGCGGTTAAAAATTGACCTGACTGCCGGTACTATGTCCTGTGCCGGGATAAGCCAAAACCAGGATCGGCTCGTGACGGACTATGACAGCGCGCCGTTCTGTGAACGCGAATGGCACACGCTGTTCCAGGTATGGGACAAGGCCACGTGGCATTATGTGACGGTAGCGAGCCTGGACAGGGAAGGCCGATTGACAATGGCGATTCCGATTCGACAGCGGACGATTGTAGGAGATTTTGAGTGATGCGATACCTAGTGGCAGTCTTGATGCTGGCAAGCGCGGCGGCTCTTGCACAGGCGCAGAAGAATGAGTTTGCCTATGAGACGATCATCCTAGACGATGTGAAGCTCACCCTTGGAACAAGCGGCGACTTCTCCGCGTTGTATGACGAGGCCGTGAACAACCGGCTTGAGATCGTAGACAGCGACGACAACCTTGTGTTGCATGTCACGGATGCGGGGTCTACTATTGCTGTAGTCTTAATCGGAAGCTTGTCCGCCACGACGCTAAGTACGAGCAGCGCATTTACGGCTGGCGAAGGAGCAGACACCGTACACAGGCTCGGACGTTGGAAGATTGGGTACAACGGCTCGGACGCGGACATGGCGGCTATTGCGCACGAAGACCGGATGAATTCCTCAGACTACGCGCTGTTGCAGAATGCGTGGGGCGAGACGATCTTGAATTCACGCGCGGGGCAAGTACTGCATTTGAGGATTGGGGACAGCACGACGGCAGCGCTCACGCTGGATGCTGACGGGGTAGACATCACGGACGCGCTGGACGTGGCCGGGGCGATTGCAGCGAACGGCGCGGCGATCACGACGGACGACACTACGTTTGCGCTTGTGAACACCACGGCGACGACGGTGAACTTCGCGGGCGGTGCGACGACGACGGTGAACATCGGCAACGCGGCAGGCACTATAGCTATCGCCGGAGCTGCTACGGTAGGCGGCAGCCTTGCGGCCAACGGCGCGGCGATCACAACGAACGACACCACGTTTGGCCTGCTTGATGCTACGGCGACGACAATTAACTTCGGGGGGGCAGCTACCACCATAGATATCGGTGCCGCGACCGGCACCACGACGGTGAAGAACAACCTGATGGTGGACGGGACGCTCACATCGTCGGGATCATATAGTCCCGGCGTGATAGACCTCGGTGATGGGAATGGTACGATCCTGTTTGGCGCTGATGATGATATTCAGGTAGGGTACGACGAGGCGGGCGAAGACCGGCTTGAATGGGACGACGGCACGTACCTGCTTATGAGCCTGAAAAACAACGCTAACGTGGGGGACCTGACCTTGACGGGCGCGGCGGCCATTGCAGGTCTGCTCACGGCAGATAGCGCACAGTTCGGCGGCGGGTACGGGAACTCAGGATCTACGTTCTCGACAACTGGCACGGGCCAGTTCAACGGGGCTGTTACATCGTCGAGCGCGGTGACGGGCGCTACGGGGGTTATCGCGGGGGTCGCAGACACCACGCAAGGTGTTTTTACCGCTTACGCAAACGCCACGACGGCCGGGGGCAAAGCCATCATCCATGTTGGGCCAAACCTGGACACGCAAACAGACACATGGGTACTTACGACAGACACTACGACAGGCGATCTTGAGCTCAGCGGCGTGGGCGGTACGAGCGCGCTTGGCGAGATCCTGATCGTAGACGAGACGACGGGCCTAACGACGTTCCCGCATGCAGTGAATGTGACAGGGTCCTATCTCGCAGTAGGGGGTACGATCTCTGTCACGGGGGCGGCCACGGTTGGAGGCGCGATAGCATCGGGGGCAGATGACACCACGGCAGGATCGTTGGCCGCATATGGAAACGCGACCACGAGCGGGGGAAAGGTGTACATCTACAATGCGGCGGGGGAAGATCATGCGGACTATGAGTATTTCGTGTTTGAGGCAATCGGAAATAGCTTGACGTTTGGGCCGAACTCGGATACAGACGTGGTGAAACTGAGCACGGCAGGGGGGCTGGTGCTAGATGGTTCGCTGACAATAAGCGGCGACATAATCTATGATAGTGGGTTGGCGGCGGCAATTACGTTCGACGGATCGCAGAACGTGTCGATGCCCGGCGACCTTGCGGTGAACGGCGACAACCTGAACTGTGACGGCGACCTGACGATCACGCCTGCGGGCGGGGACCTAAACGTTGTGGGTGAGTTGAATGCAACCCTGAACCAGAATGCGCAGACCCAAAACATTTTCACTAACACAACAAACGGAACCACGGCTCGAAACTCCATTCTCCTTGTATGCGGGAACGTCAATGGATTTTTGCAGGCAGTACCGAGCAGTCACACAACGGGCGTCCCCGCTTGGGCAGACTCGTTTGTGGTTGGGTCGGATAGTGATGTTTTCATCGGCCCCTACACGGCGGATGATGTATGGATCCAGACTGGTGGTGTCGGCACCAAGAGGATCGGGGTAACGGGCGCGGGCGTAACCAATATTGGTGATGCGGGCACAACAAACTATGCATCGTTTTCGGTGACGGGCGACTTGAGTTTCGCTGGTTCGGCCGGGCTCTATCCACGGACATTGGCGCAGACTACTGAGCCAGCGGCGGGTACGGGTGCGACGCAGATTGACAGCGGCGAGGTCGTGGTCTGGGTTGACACGGATGACTCAAATGCAGTGTTTTTGGTGTACAATTATAGCGGAACGGTTGTGACGGTGGCCTTGACATAAGGGAGATCAGGACATGAAGAAGAAACGAATCGTAGCAGTAACAGCGGCGGTCCTTTTGGCCGCTGCGGTATGGGCACAGACGACGGCCCCGGCAGACATGACGCCGCGCCAAGCGCTTGCCGTGCTGGACCTAGCATCGGCAGCCTATGCGGGGACCCGAGCCGATCACGTACAGATCCAGACGGCAGTACGCACGCTTGCGCGGCTTGTGGCGGCGCATGAAGAATATGAGGCGGCGCACGCGCCTGCTGAGGAAACAATCGAGGAGATAGAAAAATGAAACATGCGATCACGGTACTACTCATAGCTGCACTGCTACTCGCCGCGGGGTGTGCGACAACGCGCACCACGGCAGCGGGCGATACGGAAGTGTCCGAAGTGGACCTGCACGCGCTCGTGGCCGTGCTGAGCACAATTGAGCGATCACGGGATGCGTTGCTCGAAGCCGCCGAGGACAAGGCCGACACGGCGTTTCAACAGCGGTTGACTTTGATGAACGCGCGGATCTTGATTGTCAAGGGGCTTATCGAAGAGTTGACGAACCTGGCGGCCAACGGCGCGGCAAACACGATGATCAGCTTCGGTGGGGAGGCCACCACCATAGATATCGGTGCATCACCGGACCTTGTGGTGAATGGTGGTGACGTGGTTGTCACGGGAGACACACAACTAGAAGGAGAATTCCAACAATGAGACACTGGAAAGAAATCGCCTGTACCGTAGTCGTGTGCATTACGCTCGCTCTTTTGGCGGCGGGCGTGAACGCCCAGGAGCCCATCGAACGACCTGTGCCATGCCCGGACCGGACGCGGCTACAGAACGGGTGGTCTGACACGGCCCGCGGACACGCACTCACGGACTATCTAGGAACGGTGCTCACGGCGACCGAATGGACCGGCCTATTCGCAGCCATGTACCCAGAGCCGCCCGATAATGAGCGGATCAACATGCTACAGCGGATCCTACGGGACGCCGAAGATGCTCACGAAACCGATATCGCAGACCGCGCGCGCGCGCGAATCGAGGCGCTTACGCCAGTCGAGGCAATCGAGATAGAAAGGTAAACATGAGCAAGCATAATCTTATCGCGTGGGGAATTGGGGTTGCCGCAGGGCTCGCGATTGTCGGGCTTATAGTCGTGTGTGCGTTTGTCGTCGTCTATGGCGACGATATCCGGTTGGGTTGGGACGGGACATACCTTGAATGGACCGACCCTAGCTCTAACGTAATGATGTATCTGGCCGATGGCATCGAGGATTAGGAGGTAGACACACGTGACGCCGAACGAAGTACAACGCATCGTGTCTGAGTCCGTCCGCGAAATGGAATCGACGCGCGCCGCACTTGTTCGCCAGGCCTTAGAAGGCAATGAGCAGCGCCAGTATACCGATGTGTGTCAGAACCATTTTCGGCAAGCGGCAAAGGAACGGGCCGATGCG